CGTGATGTCTGGTCTTCAGTCCAGGCGCTGCCATTCCAGGTGCCCAGGGTGAAGATGGAGCCGCCCGGCCATGAGCGCAGTGAATCGGCGTGCACAACTTGGGCGTGTCTCAGATTGATGTCATCTCCGGTTTCCTCGAAACCGCAGAAAAAGACTGACCCAGATACGACCGTCACCGGATCAGAGAAATAATAATCGCGGCTATTTGCCGATGAAACTAAATCTCCCTGATCTGAATCGATGGTGGTACTCGCCAATTCCGCCCCGGCAGAATTCCACATACCGACCTTGTATGATTTATCTGCGAAGCTCCCCCCGGGCCCCGGCCCATAGTATCTAAAACCATCGACATGAAGCTCGAGGTTTTCATCGGCTGGGATCTCAATTCGCATCGTCCAGCGATTTCCGGTAACAGATAAGGTTGTATCGGCTGGACCGATATTGAAAATTCCTCCGATGTCGTAGTCAAGGTCCGTAGTAACCGTAAGTACGGGCCACGAATCGTATAAATCGCTCCAATACATGCCACCGCCAATGCCAAATCTCATGCCCCTCGGCAAGGTGGTATAGAGGACGCTGCTGATCTTTTCGGTGAATGTAACCCTATTACTAGTATTGATGGTCCCAGAGGCGTATTCCAGCACGCCAGTCATGACCGTCCCCGCTGTAACCGCTAGGGGAGTATCGAGATCGTGAGCCTCTCTTGTACCGCTTGACGATGGAGCAAATTCAGCCTTGGCGGTGCCTGAACCTAATATGGTCCCATCCGGCCTGGGATAATCACTCAGCGAGGCTTGAATGTTCATCATATAGGTGGGCGAGGTCCCCGATACCGTTTCAGCATAGCAGGCCATGCCCGTGATGTTACAGTCCTCTGGAACCATAAACGCAACAGCCATAATCTCATCCGCCGTATCGAGCCTGAGAGTGCTCGCGCTGTAATTATAATAACTTCCTGGGTTCGTCTTTAGCTGAATGCCTTGTAAGGCGCTTGTGTCGGTCATCTATATCCCTCCGAGCCTGGCATCAATGAATGCAGGCATCCCGTGAATCACCTCCTGGGTGATGAGCTCCCCGTCGATGTGCAGGTTGATCACCTGGGCGCCGCCGCCGAACGAGCCGAGCCGGTCAAGCGGAACTATGGCCTCGGGGCCGGCCTCGCCTGCAAGCACCAGCTGAGGGCTCGAGATGATGCCGCCCTCCGCGAAGCTGGCAAGACCCAGCGCCGTGGCCGTCATCATCGCCGCCTGCGTTCCTGCTATCGCCGGCGCCGCCACCACATTGAAAGGGAAGGGTAACGCCGCTATTACCGATGCATAGGCGCCCGCGTAGGTTTCGCCGGCCTTTTCCCCGATCATCATAGCTGCGCTGGCCTTCCCGGTGGCCCTCTGGATGAGGCTGAAGATTATAAATTGCGCCGCGAGGGACACCAGCTGAGAGATGACCATCTTGGCTATGTTTTTCCACAATGAACCCATGAGATCGCCGAACGATTTCCCCGAGACGATGGCCTGCGCGAAGGCGTCGCCCAGGCCGTCGGTGAAACGCCCCATAACGTTGAAGGTGAAGTCGTCCACCCAGGCTGTGGCGTTTTCCATCACGCCCTCAATCATTTTCTCCCACTCTATCCAGGGATTAGGATCGGGCTTCTGCGCGTTCAGGATGTTGATGAGTCGCTGGCCGGCGTCGCCGGCGTCAATCTGGCCGGCGGTGAGCTGGCTGAGAACTATATTCAGGTTGCTCATTCTCACGTGGCTATCATCGAGAGCCTGGGCCATCGCTGGCCCGCTCTTGGTCGCCAGCTCCATCTGGAGGGCGCTCTCTTCAGCGATCAGAGAATTCAGGAGCTCTGTTTTCTGGCTGGCAAGGGTCTTTGCCTTGGTCAGCCGGTCCTGGGCATCCATCGATTTTTGAACCATTGCCATCACCTCCAAGCCCATGATGAGCTGCTTGGCTTCGGCCGTTGTTTGCCCGTCGATGGCTATTACCAGCTCCCTGATGTCCTTTTTTCTCGTGGCGTTAACTACCGCGATAGCCGCGCCGCCGTGGACCTGGGTGTTGGTGGTCTTTTTTGAAATCGCCGCGGCTTCTTCTGCCCTGAGCTTTTCCAGTTGGGTGATGTTCTCAATCGTTTTGTGTAGGGCCCTGATGCGCTTCTCCGCGTCGGTGGCCTCGGTGCCGATGCCGCTGGTAAACGCTTTCATCTTTGCCGCTACGACGTTGTAGCCGATGATCCCCACCACCAGGGCGCTGATGGCCGTGACCAGGGCAACAATAGGATGCGCTGATACCAAGGTCATCATCGAGGCTACAGCCGCCAGGGAGCCGCTCAGTATCCCCAGCATGATGAGCAGGGGCCCGATAGCCGCCGCCAGCGCTGTAAAGGCGATGATGGTGGCCTTGGTGCTGGCTGGCAGCGCCGTGAAGCTGTTAATCCAGCCCTGGATGGTGGGCAAAAAGCCCTGGAATACTTCCATCAGCGCCTTCAGCGCCGGGATCAGCGCCTCTCCCAGCTGGCGCCCGAGCTCTACAAACCTATTTTTTAATACCGTCAGCATAGCCCCGGTGGTGCCGAAACGCTTCTCCGAGAGCTCGACAAGCGCCGTATTTTCAGACCAGGCTGTATTCGAGCGGTCGAGGGTGCGCTCGAGCAGGTCGCCCGCGCCCGAGGCCCTGAGCAGGGCATCCCGGATACGCACATTGGCGAAACCGAGATCCGCGATGGTGCCCGTCAGGCTCTTGCCGCGTTTTTCGAGCTTACCCAGGCCGGTGATGAACGTCGAAACAGCGCCCGCCGCGTCGGTTTCAAATCGCTTTTTGAACCCCTCCACGCTTTCCCCGGCCACCGACGCGAAGAGCTCGAGCTTGGCGCCGCCCTGTTCCACCGACGCCGCCATATCGATAAATACCCGGCTGATGGCTGTTCCGCCGGCCTCGGCGTTAATGCCCAGGCTGGTGAGGGCAGCTGAAAAGCCCGTTATCTCGGCCGCCGTCAGGCCGATGTGAGTACCAGCCGCCGCCAGGCGCAGGCTCATCTCCTGAATTTCTGATTCCGTGGTGGCGAACTCGGAACCCAGCACCGTGAGGCTGGTGGCCAGGCGCCCGATCTGGTCCTGGGGTAGCCTGGTGATGTTGGCGAAACGCGCCAGCCCGACAGCCGCCTCCTCGGCGCCCAGGGTGCTGGTTTCCGCCAGGCGTACAATGGTCTCGGTGAAGCTGAGGATATTGCGCTGCTCGATACCCAGCCGGCCCGCCTCCTCCGCTATGCTTGCCAGGCCGCCGGCCGTGATGGGAAGCTCGGTGCTCATCTTCCTGAGCCCGTCAGCGAGCCCCTGGAGCTCGCTCTCGGTGCCTTTTACGGTCTTCTGGACGTTAGCGAAGCTGGTTTCCCAATCCACCGCCAGCTTGGTGGCGCCGATGCCGATAGCAGCGAGAGGCAGCGTGAGGGCCTGCGTGAGATCGCGGCCGGCCATCTTCAGCTGGCCGCTCAGGCGCCCGAAGCGACGCCTTATCCCCTTCATCTGGCGCTCAAAATTCTTGAGGTCCAGGCCGAGGACAATCTCCATCGAGCCAAGTTTAACGCCTGCCATTTTGCTCCGCTTCTTTCTTTCTTAGTCGTTCGCGTTCGCGGGCTTTGCGGACAATCTCACCGATTTTGTCGCTGCCCGCTTTCGATTTTTCCCGCTTAGCTGCTCGGCCCGATAAAGCATCAAACATCTTGCTGGGATTCGGCTTGTGGCGGAAGCTGCCCAGGGAGCAGATGAGGGTAGATAGACTCCAGGCACGGGCATCGTGGGCACTGTCAGCATTATCGTTATGAGCCTCCACCATCAGCTGAAATTCTCGAGGCGTCAGCGCCCAGAACTCGGCCGGTTTCAGGCCGATACGAAACGCCATTTTTCGCAGCTCGTCCCAATCGTTTTTCAGCTCGCCTTTTTTTGGCGGCCCTTTTTTTTTGCCTGCGCCTGGTCTACACCCTGCGCGATCATGACTCGCTCGAGAACATACTGGAAGCGCCCGGTGGTGCTGGGCTCTGCCTCGCTCTCGGGCACCGCGTCGATCATCTCCCCGGCCTCTTCCAGCGTGATTGCGGGGCTTTCCCAGATAAGCCCCGCCCACAACAAAGCTCTGGTTGTTTGAAACCCGATGTTCTTTTCGCTCAGCGCTTCGCCTATTGCCTGGCCCATCTTCGCCTCAAATTCACACATAGCATTGAATCCGTATTTCAGGCGCCTCGGCCGGTCTAAAATGATTTCTACGCCGCTGGGGATTGGAGGATGAACATCGTTCATGGTTTACGCCCTGGTCAGGGTCAGCGCCCCGCGTCCTGTGAATGAGAGAGAATAGGTTACGAGATCCGACTCAGGGGCGGCGAGCTCTATGGAATCTAGGGTGGTAGCCCCGATGTACGTGTCCGAGGCTGCATCGACCAATTTGAGACCGACCTGATAATCTGTGTCGCTGGCATGAAGGTCATTAGTCGCAATCAGATAGTCTAGCGCTGAATCGTTATCCTCATATATTCCCTCCACAGAGGCGCTCCAGCCCCTTCTTGTGCTGATGCTATCAATCCACCCAGAATTTTCTTTCGAGGTGGAGTCCACGTCTGTCTTTGACAGGCTCAAGCTCCCATCTCTCTGTTGAGGGAGAAGCACCCACGTCGGTGAGGCCAGATCGTCGCCTATATCCACATAGAATTCCCAATTGATGCCCGTTTCTACAGCCATGATTAAAATCTCCTATTATGCGTCATCCGACAGAATCCATCGGAATCGTAAAACTCCATGCCTGATGACCTTTCCATCGGCATGGTACTCTTTGAATATTTCTGCCAATTCCAGGCGCCCGAGCGCCTGCGTGAAACTCTCATCTAAAGTTAAAGCTGAGCCAGTCAGGCTCTCAATGCTGGCCTCGAGGATGTCATTGCAGGCCTTGTTACCAGCTGCATCGCTGTATGCGTGTAGCGTCGTGGTGGCCTCGCTGATTTTCTCTAGTTCTAGAGAAACGCTGCAACTGCCAATCTCCACATAGGGCATGACAGCATCCACCACCTCATCGAAAACATCGGTATCGATCCCCACGTCACCATCTGTGAGCCTGCTATAGATGCCCTTCTGTAGTGAATTTAGGGGTAATCGTTCGCTCATGCGGCGCCCTTCGCTACTTTCTTCACCCCTTTTTCCCAGATTGCGCGCTTGAGCCCGCGAATGAAAAGAGCTCGATTGCTTTCAAAGGCCGGAAAGAGAAAAGGCCGGCCCATGACGCCGCCACGCAAACCGACCGCCCGGGCTACCGGGAAGGGTGGAAGCCCTTTACGCTTCGCCCAGGCGCCTAACATGCTACGGCTGGGCGGCCTGTAGGGCCCAGCGCTCCCCCGGCGTCCCACCCCCGGCGGAGGATTGTAGAAAGAGCCGCTGCCAAACTCTACGAGATGCGCGTAGCCCACGCCGCTTTTCCCGCCTACTTTGCTTGTCTTTGTGTATACCAGCCCGGTGAGGCCGTCATTGTAATATTTAACGCTGATGGACCTGATGAGAGCGCCCGTATCTCGAGGCGCCCGGGCTTTCGCCTCCCGCTGCACCGCCTGGGTGGTTTTCTTCACCTCTTCTTTTACGCTGCCTTTTATTTTTCTGCTCATCAGTAGCAGCCGCTTAAATAAAACGCCCTGGAGGCTCTTCTTGAATTTCAGGCTCATACGTTGATCTCTTTGCATGTGATCACCAGCTGGCGATCTCGCTCGTTGGGGTTGATGATCCCGACAATCTGCAAGTAACGCCCCGACGAAACTTTGATCCTGTCACTATTAGAAATATCGTCGCGGTAGCGAATCACCACCTCATGGGTGCCATTGTGATTTATTTGCTCGTTATAGAAGCGCTCTTCAGCCCTGAGCGGTTTGATGCTGGCGCTCACCGTCGCCCTGGTGCCCCAGCTGCGGGTCTCCCCGCCCTGCCCATCATCTACGAGGGTTTCATTCTGGAAGGTGATCCGATGCCGCAGGCGCCCTATCAGCATCTACACCTCCGCCATCTTATAAGGCCATAGGAGCCGCTCCAGACCGTACTGGAGGCTCCTCGACAGGTGCCCCAACGTGACGGCTTCCCGGTGCTCATACAGATGCCCCACCAGGAGCTTGATGGCGGCCTTGATGGTTTCCGGCACCGCGTCGGCGTCTCCGTAGCCGGCCACGAAACGGATGATCACGCTGTTAGGGGTCGAGCGCCGGTCCGATGGCCAGCTCTGCGAATACGCCAGGCGCAGCCGCCCAGGCTCCTGGTCGATGTCTACATCGTAGACCGAGCTTGTCACGGTCTGCGTGGCGCCGTCGGTGTCGATATACTTCACCGTCGTGACGCTTTGCAGCTCGGGCTTAGGTAATAGAAATGAGCTCGAGAATTTATCGACGCTCCAGTCATAGGTGGCCGTTACGAATTGCCGATTACAAAAGCCCTCGCACCATTCGCGCCCGCTGACGCCCAGCGCCGTGATGTAGTCATTGTCATCGGCCGTATCAATTCTCAGGTGTTCTTTTAATTCCGCCAGGGTGAGAGGTTCCTCCGTTGGAGGCGTGACTACTGCCAGGCCCATAGATCACCTCTTCTCTGGCGCGTCTTCGGCCGCGTTCTCGGTGTCAGGCTCCAGGGCGGCCGCTTCTTTTTTCGCGCCCTTAACGATGACCGCCTGGCCGATTTCGACCAGGCGTTCACCTACCCTTTTAGACACCTCGATGACGTCGCCGCAACAATGCTTATCGGTTTCGGTGCGGAAGTTTACGAGGAGCTCAATTTTCATCGGTTGCCTTCTTCTTAGGTTTGGAAGAAGAGGAGGAGCCCCCCTTAGAGGCTCCTCCCTTAACTGCCTGCGCTTGCCCCGCGGCGATGAGCCGTTTCCCCTCTTCAGGTGAAACCTCGACAACATCGCCCTTCTTCTGGCTAAGCGTAGGCCCTGCTCTACTGACTAGTAGGCACACCTTCATTATGAAGCTGCCATCGTCAGATATTTGACGGGGTTTGTGCCGGCATTGAGCAGCGTCCCATCATG